GGAATGAACGCAGATATGCTTACTGCTATTCAAACAATAGCTAATAATCATGGATTAGATGGTAATTTAGCTTTTGTTAATCAATGGGCTATGTATAACAATTTAAAGACTGGTGTTAAGGTTGCTAATGTTGCTGCATCTTATGTTGATGATAGATTAATGGGTTATCCTGGATTTTTTAGTTCTGCTCCTGCAACAGCTGGTGGACCTCCAATTACATCTGCTGATGGTATTTTTGGTGATTTTGGTAGAGTTTATTTTGCGCAATTTGGTCCTTCTAATATAATAGTAGACCAATTTACTGAAGCTAAAAGTGGAAACGTACAATTAGTAATGAATAATTTCTTTGACTGGGGTGTTGCTTCTGGAGCATCTTTTGTTAAATATACATCATTAATATAATTAGCTAATAATTTTAATAAATAAAGGGGTGGTGATTATCATCACTCCTTTTTTTTAAATCAATAATATGAGAACTTACGTTATAGAAACAGCTGCAACATCATTTCCTATTACTTTGGCTGAAGCAAAGCTTCATTTAAAGGTTGATATTAATACGGATGATACTTTAATAACTGGTTTAATAGAAGCAGCAACTCAAATTAGTGAAGAATACACAAACAGATTTTTTATTTCTACAACAATAGAACAAACTTGTTCTAATTTTTTAGAAACACAAGAAGTATATAAAAGTAATGTTATAGGAGTAACATCAATAAAATATTATGATTCAACAAATACTCTTGTAACTTGGAATGTAAATAATTATGTAGTATCAGAAGAATTTCAGCCTTGTAAAATAATGTTAGCTGATGGAATTGATTATCCAGAAATAACAACAAGAGTTGATGCAATTAAAGTTCTTTATTCTGTTGGTTATGGAGGAAATGGAGCATCTGTTCCACAAGCAATTAAATCATCAATTTTACTTACAATAGGAAATTGGTATGCTAACAGAGAATCTGTAATTACTGGAAGAACTGCTACTGAAATGCCTATGTCAGCAAAATGGTTATTAGATACTTATAAAATAACTGTTGTTAGATGATATTAATTGGTGATTTAGATAGAAGGGTTAGTGTATTTAATTTAAATACTCCTACACAAAATAACTATGGAGAACAGCCAAGAGTTTACAGTTTATTTAGAGAAGTATGGGCTTATATAGAATGGAAAGGAGGAAAAGAAAGTGATGAAAATAATAAAATAACTGGAATGACAAAACTCCATGTTTATATTAGAAATTTGGATATGGGAAATTTAGATTTACAATCAAGAATAGATTATGATGGTAAACAATATTTTCCAAAAGTTATAAATCAAATAGATGGAAGAAAAGAATTTTTAGAAATCATTTGTGAAAATAAAGATTAATGAGTTTATTTAATGATAATAATAGTATTAAAATGTTTGGTTTAAAAGAAATTAATCAAATGTTAGAACAGTTACCTAAAGAAGTAAGTAATAGTAGAAGATGGAATAATCTTTGGAAACAAATTGGAAAACCATTAATTAAAAATGCTAAAGAAAGAGCAGATCAGATTAGTGCAAATAGTCCTGATGGAACTGGTAGATTAGGTAAAAGTATAAAGTATTTTACAACAAAAAGAACAAGAAAATTTTTAGGTGGAATGATAGGTCCTAGAGTAAAAGGAGCATTTTCATCATTTGAAAAAAGTGGTTATTATGGTGCATGGGTAGAATATGGTGGTTCTGTTAAATTTGGAAATAAAGGTTTTGGTAAAGATCAAAAATTTATGAAACCAGCTTATGATGCAACTATTGATTTAATGAATAAAAACGCTTTAAATAGTGCAAAAAAAACAGTTGAAAAATTAATGAAATCACATTTGAAAAAGACAAATAAATATAGTACTTTAGGAATATAATGGAAATAGGTAAATCAATATATAATATTTTGTCTAGTAATGCTCCAGTTAATACTTTGGTAGGAACTAGAATTTATCCAAATGTTGCTCCACAAGCATCAGCAGTTTTTCCATTTATTATTTATGATGTAACTGGTGTAGAACC